GTCGAGACTACTGCAGGGCTAAATGCAGCTGTCACTAATGTCTCGAATCTCTCCCATAACCCCCGCCCTACCCCTTCCGAGAAGAAGATTGCTCAGTATTTTGACATCGATTCACCCACTGGCGCCAATTGTTTTCTTCCTTACCCCGCTCTGCCTAATGAACTCCTAGATGGTTACACCGCACGAGCTCTCGATTACCAGAGGGAGTTCAAACAGCTTTGTGACCAACTTAGTAGGGATCACTCTTGCGAATCACACGAGTGTTTTTCCACTCGACCATTCGATGCGATGTATGTTGCTGACATGTTCGATTGGATCGGTTGCGTCACTTGTGCTCTGGCTCAACAACAAGTTGACCATCAAGAGCGTGTTCAGGGTGAGGCCACGCGACTCATCAACCAAGAGCGATCTGACCGCGTCGACGCGTGGTCGAAAGCGTTCTCAAATCAATTCACCTTCAATGCTGAGCTTGATTGCGTTGAGTATGTTAACCCTGGAAACTCCTCTGTGATCGACGATTATATTAATGATATCGTTGACACCGGTTCTCATTTCCTGTTCACCGCTCCTTGCGGGCTCGGTAAGAGCAAGTTCGCACCAATGAAAGTCGCCCATCGACTCGGGTTCCGTAGTGTCATCTTGCTCACTGAACGTATCATGTCGACAGTTTCCACTTTGACTTGGTATCAAAACAAATTGCCTGAGGGTTGCACTGGCGTTTTCGGACGCGCTGGTGGGAAAGATTTCTCTTTCGGTTCACGCGTCTCCCCCATTTTCGCTTACACCACCGGCGCTTACGCCAATCTTCTTCGTCGCGGTGAGCAACCGCCGAGCGATACTCTCGTGATCCTCGATGAGGCACACAATGTTTCTCTTGACACTTTCGATGTATGTCGTCATGTCAAGGCTAAGCAGTTACTTTTGTGCACAGCCAGTCCAGTCCATCCAGGTGCCAAAGCAGATCTCCAGACGCCTCGCGCTTCCGTCTGTCGGTTTGGTAGCTTCCACTTCGAGGAGATCTTTGAACGTGTCCAGACTTCTGAGCGTTCCAGCTGCCTTTATGTGTTTCCAACTGGGCGTGCCATCGATGAGGCGATCTCCTTTGCGACTAAAAATGGCATCACCCACTATGCACACTTCTCTCGTGATTCCAAAACTTTCTTCGACGGTAAACAGTCGAAACCTTTCTCTCTCGCTCAATTGGAGGAGTACTCAAAACAACGAGATTGTTGCATTTTTTCCACGCCGATACTTCAAGAGTCGGTCACACTTCACGTCTCACATGTCTTTGACGCTGGGCAACGTAACGCACCCATCACCCATGCCCCTAACGTCATTGAAGCCATCACCATCCCTGATGAACGAGCCCTGCGCGTTATCACCGGGTCTCGCATCGTCCCTATCCGAACGCATGAGATTGTCCAAGTCTGCGGTCGCGTTGGTCGCACGGAGTTGTCTGCGGGCGGTGTCGCTTATATTAACACCGTTTACCCTTGCATCACTCGGCCTTCAGTGGACATCAACCCAGATGATTTTGCTCGGGTTTTCCAAAACGGTTCTTTAGATCAGCGCGCTGTTCGTCGCACCATCGAGTGTATTGAGCAGGCTCTCACGCGCAATGTCGACCGTTACACCGCGCAAACTTGTACTGAATATGTGCGTTTTCTTAAGCGCAATCGACGCTTCTCATCACTCGACAATGTCCAGCGAGAGGTTGATGCGCTGTACCCGCCTTTGTGGACCGCCAAGCGTGTCTTTGACATCATCGTTCCACCGTCTGTCGCGGAAGCTCCCGCCTTTTTCGAAGTTGACCCGATTTGTGATCATCAGCATGATACTCCTGTTCTCACCCCTGAAGTAATCGTGCAAGAGGTTGTGGTTGATTTTCCCACGCCTGTTGTCGAAATCATCTCCGAACCCCCTCATGCTGTCGCAGTTGACGCCCCCAAACTTGTTGAAATCGTGCGCATTCAACCGGTCGTGGCTATTCCTGAACTCAGGGTGCGAAATACCGTCACTAAGAAGAAGGCTTCACCCGCTAAGGTCGCCCGAGAAAAAGAGCGCATCTCGCAAATTCTTTTCCTCAATCAGAACCGTTTTTGTAAACTTGCTGTCGATGTATGTTGTCAACATGTTTGTGAATGCGCCTCTGTCGAGGTTGAAAACCCGATTGCTGTTCGTGCTGCCCGCGCACTTAACAGTGCTTCCGAATTTGCTAATCCGAGGCGAACTTTCCGTTCTTGTTCTCCTCGCCGGCGCATTCGTCAGAAACCGGCACATGTGTTCGAGTGGCCGCTCCCATCACACGCCATCTTGTGGGTCCGACCGCGCCTTATCCTCTCCGGCGCTGCCCTCGCCTTGCGTGTCAAGTACCGATCACGCTTTTCGGACGAGGATTACCTACATCTTGTGCACCAACCCATTTTCGAGCAAGCCAATGCACATCTTTATCGTCAGCGTGAGCATTTCGTCACACAACCTGCGCCTAAAGTTGTCGTTCGTACAGTTAAAAGACGCGTGGTCAAGATTCCTAAGATCGCCCCAGCACCTGAATTGCAGATCAGTGGACCCGGACGTTGCTGGACTTGTTTGACCGGTATCATGGATGCTTGTGAAACAAGTCTCAACGGTCCTGATGGCAAACCTAAGACTCGGATGCCTGCTCGACTCGTGCTGGATTGTCTTGATGCTCATGCTATAGATGTCAAGGAAAAACGCTCACGTCATGGTTTAATGGTTGTTTGGTCCATGGCTCCTGATGGTGATGTTCATCTTGAAGCAGCCTCTGTTGACCGTCTCGGTGTTTCAAAGCGTCCCAAACATCAGCAGATTCTCCAGATGTATCCTGACCGGGTACGACCTCTGATCGATTATGCTGGCTACGAAGGTGAAATTTCATTTGCTACGTTCTTGCGCACTCAGCTCGCAGAATCGGCCGGAGCTGAACTGCTCGTCGGGAATTCTCTCGAGGAGGAAGTTGAGGCTGAGATCCAGACTGCCGTTGAACTCCAAAGCGCTTGTTCTGCCGCCACCGCACCGGCTCTTGCCCAGTGTGGTATTGATGCGGCGCATCATGCTTCCATCATCGCGCTTGAGACAATGCGTAATTGGTTTGCTCAATTCCCTGACATTTTGCATCGTCTTGGCGAACATGTCCACCTACCGCATTGGAAGATCCATCTTCCGAGCATCCATCTCCCGCACGTCCACCTCCCTTTGGATCAGATAATAGGTATCCCGAAAGAATTCCTAGACATCCCTATGACTGAGGCCCTCCGCGCGCTGTTGCAGCCTTTCATTGACGTCGGTGTCTCCTTCGCTCACGTCTGCTCTTCATTCGTCTTTGGTGCATCACACGGTGTTCCCCTTGTCACTTCCGCCTTGCGCCTCCTTGCCTTCTTTATGTCTCATCGGCCGGTTCGTCAGGATTTTTCTCGGATTTTCCGGGGTTGCGCAGTTCTGCCTTTCCCCGAGCCCATCGCCGATATTACACCTCGACCGCTCCTCACCAATCTCTACTATCGAGCACGCCCACCGGCCGGCATCTCTGAGCACCCGATTGAGTTGCAACGTCTGCACGATCTTGAGCTTTCTCGTCCAGTTGACGCTACTATCACTGGGGAACGTATCGCGAATAGCATGGCAGAATTGTTGGAGAGCTATGATAATCGCCCAGTCATTTATGCAAATTGTGCAACCGACGCCGCCCTCACTGAATTGCAGGACACCGCACCTGAGTATGTGATCAAGAACACTCGTCAGCGTCATGGTCACGGTTGTCTCGCCGCTGCCCGAGAGATTTTCATGAACCTCGCCAATGATCGGATCGGTCAAAATGAAGTGGTCCACACTATCGCTTCTTCCGTTGCTCAGTTGACTCGTTTCAATAACGTTGTACATAATTGCGCGCCGACGTTGACTGGTCGAGATCACTTCCGTTATAATAATCTTTCCACACCTGATCGCCGGGCTTTGCATTCGCGGTTATCTTGTGACCAGCTTTTTTCCGATTGTCGTTTCTCCGGCGCTGACGTCATTCTTGCACCCTTCTCCGCAACCTCCATCCACTTTGCGGACTTTCTCGTCGGTATGGCGCAACGTTCTGTCCGTAAGGCTTTTGTCATCACCCATTTGCCCGCCGCTTTGATTGATGAGCGGGTCTCAGAGTATACGGACCCTTCTTGCAACCTGCATTTCAGTCGCGAGGGCGATCTCATTGCCACACGGCATATCAACCATAGCTCCCCGGGGTACTACGATAAGGCGGAAGCTATGCTTTCTTGGTGTAAGCCGATCCCGATTGTGCAAGGTTACCATTCCCAGGTTGAGTCGCTCCGTCAATTCGGGACCATGCATCTCTTGGAAGTACGGTTGTCGCCTGGGTTGCATGAGAACCACCCTTCCACTCAGATATTGCGACCTTCGGATTTCTTGATACTACCCTTGTTGCAGCCTTCTTTCTTGACCGATAACAAGACCAAGTATTTCTGCGTTGAGTCTCGTCGTTTCGATGCTCTCGTCGCTTATGTCTCTACTCTTGATGCAGGTAAGATCGCTTTCCTCCCGGTCGCGAATAAGTTGCGCGGGCAGATGGCCGAGGTCAAGATCGGAAAAAGAATTGTCGAGAATCGCCTCTCTTTGAATAATGCCGAGTTTTTCTCCGTCGTCGGTCACGCAATCCTCTGTTGTAACATGCGCATGAGAAATTACACGCTCGTTGGTCAGGAGCTTGCAGATGCTTTTGAGAGGTTCTATGCGCGCCGTTCTTCCTTCAGCAGCCGTTTCAAGCAGTATTATCTCGATCTTTTTTCCGGACGCCTCGATTCTGATCAAGTTAATGAACGGACTAAATATCAGCGGTTACTAGATCTGTTCTTCGCTAACTCGTTCAATAAAGATTCTCTACCAGTTAGCTATGATTCACGACGCATGGTGCTAATCGACAACTCCGCCCCGCTACACGTCCATCTTACGCGACCTCCTGAGAATCGTCTTGCTGCGCACCGTTCACGCGTGTCCTTCGATGGCATATCTTCGACTTTTATGCGTTTGGCGCGCACCCCTCTCTTACCACCTGACCCCGATCGAGATTACCATCATGTTGCCAATGAATTGCGGAACATTGATCTTGAACCCGATATCGCTCCACGTCGTCTTTTTGCTGGTGGTCACTCCGGTGTTGATATTGAAAATCGTCGCCTCATCTCTCGGTATCGTCATAACGTTCAACGGGAAGCGCGTCGTGCAGACACGGTCGATCTTCGTATTGCGCGCTCTCGGCGAGTCTTACAACGGCCCCAGCGAGTCATGCATGAGCTGCCAGACCATTTCGTTTTCACGCCACAAGTCACTCTTAGCATTGCCGCCGGTGACCGTGCTGGTAAGCGCAAGGAAATGTCAATTGTGGAAAGTGTCTCGGATGAGCTGCCACAAATTCTTGAGTCTGACGCGGTGAGCTCTTGCTATGGTGACACTCCCGCGACCTTTGTCATCGATGAACTTCATCAGGCTTCTCCTGACGGCCACCCGATCCCTCAGTGGTTAGTCGATTTCGAGATTCCTCCCCCTGTCATTCCGTCTCCTGTCACTCTACCAGCTTTGCCTGATGTGGAACCATTCCCGATCGTCCATCTTCGTCCGGCCACACCACTCTCTTATTTGACTGATGAAGAACCCATCGTACGCCTCCCTTCTCGTCGTCACCCTCAGCCAGATGATGATCATCAAATGATTGCAACGACCGTGCCTCTCCCAGATTCTGTACCTACTAGTATCGCCCCTGATGATGATGCAATCCGGATCCCGATTGTGCACCCGCCCATCGTGAGCAATATCAAGGAAATCGCCTATGATGCCGGTTTCGTCGAGCGTGGGGAGTCTGCTCCTTCGACTGTCTCCTCTAGTGGGATCGATATTGATGAACATGGTCATGTCGCCGGTGAACCTGTTATAAGAAACAATGCTGCCCACGTGCGGCCCGTTTTCCCTGGGGCTAATCTTGTTCGAATTGATGTCGGCCCTCTGAGGCGTCGAGTGATACGAACTTTCTCCGCTCTTGGTGATCCTTATAGTGTGCGTGCTCCCTCTCCGGCACATCGCCACTTTTTGCGTCAATTGCCTCAGCGGACTTTGTGGCGCGCTAACAATGAGAAGTATGCTTACACTGCTCCGGATGTTGGGGTCGTGCATCTCATTAATGAATTAGTGCTTAATGCACTTCTTCACCGGGTCAATCGCCAATTTGACCGTCTGTCTTTCTCCGGGCTGTATGGCGCGGAGCCAATGTTGGTCGATTCTCCTGAGCACAAAATGTGGGATCTTGCACGTGCTTTCGTCGAGGGGATGCCTGGTGGTCATTTCCGTATTCCTGCTCTGCATATCGATGGTCTGCCCGGTTCCGCTAAATCTTCCATGGTTCGCGAATGGTTGGTTTCCACGAAATTGCGAGCCCTTATCGTCGTCCCGACACGTGAATTGGCTAAGGATTGGAAAGCCGAACTTGGTCGTTTGTACATTCAATCTCGTTGTGAAGTTGTCACTTTCTTCCACCCTCCTGAGGAGAAATACGACGTCATGATCATCGACGAGATCTTCCGTTATTCGCCTATGCACCTTGAAGCTTGGCTACGTTACGCCGTTGACAGACCTGTCATAACCGTCGGTGATCGCTTCCAGTCTGGTCGTGAAGAGCATGGTGTCATTCGCCACACGCACGCTTATATCAATCGGCGGGTGTTAACATTCACGATCTCCAACACCATTCCGCTTGATGCATTCACTTATCTCGCGCGTACTAATGGTTGGGGCAATGAGTATGGTACCACGTCTGCCGTTGAGACCAGTTTGTTCTCTTGTCGTCCGGCACCTGGCCCATATCAAGGTTTCGATCTGGTGATGAAAACGCGTTCTACAGATGGTGATCCTTCTCATGATCGCGTCCCGTCAATTGCTCAAGTGCAAGGTCGTCGTTCGAGTAATGTCCTTTATTACGGTGAAATCAAGCCGCGCGCTCAGCCTTTCTTCAATGTCAACCCTGGTGCACGAGTCGTTCTGTTCTCACGACATTCTTTCACTCTCGTCATCATGTGCGCGCCCACGTTACTTACCTCGATGTTTGGATTCTCCTCTTTGCGTCCTGTCACTAATGGTACCAAGATTTCCGAATTGAAAGATCGTCTGTCCGTCGCTCGCCCGTTGGATTTGGTTTTCGATAAGCGCTCTCTTGAGTCTACTAAAGCCGATCGCGTTGACGATTCCGCCGCCATTGGACTTGAGCGGTCGTTCACCACCGGAGAAGTCTTGTCTGGTATTAACAGTTCCGTCGAGATTCGACCGCATGATCGTGCGATCGTTGTTCCAGAACCGCAAATCAGTGACATTCAAGCTTTGGTATTCGATCGTACTGATTTTGACCTCACTGCTGACCATGAACATGCCATTGATCTCGATGTCCCGGAAGCTGGCGGACTAAGATTGCTCGGTGAGCTCGGACTCGTTGAGAAGCACGTCCAGATACGTTCCATTTTCGCCGATGCCCACAAGCTTGGTGACGTCCAGGTATCCCATTGCCGTAACACCGATTTCAGATCCATGCAAGAGCGCCAATTATCGTTGCTTCACCAACCTCTTTCGTTCGAGGCTGCCACTCGTTCAGCTTCTTCTTTAGTCGACCGCTTTCGTACCGCTTTTCTGAAGGATGTATGTTCTCCAGTTCAGCTTGACACCGATTTCCTCTGCCAGTGGTTGCGCACTCGAAGCCCCTCATCTTTCCAGGGTCTTGAAGGTGAAGCATTGAACGAGTCTATTCGCACGGTCGGGCGCACTGTGTTTGCCAAAACGCAAGTTAAGGTCAAGGCCGACAAGCCGGAGTTCCCTGCTGGGCTTCCGAAAGGGCAAGGTATCACCACGAATCATTTCGCTTTCGGTGCTTATTTTGCTTATGCCGCGCATTGCATCTATACCAACCTGCCTCGACTCGTTCGCGCTGGTGTTTATCTCGATTTCGGTCTTAGTGATGTCGAGCTTGCGAACATCCTACGTGATGATGGCGCCCTTGCTGCCTTCGCCGAGTGCAATACGCAATTGGATGTTTCTAGTCAAGACTCATCTCATGATGCTGTGCTCACTGCTGCGTTCTGTGAGATTGCTTGTTTGTGTGGTGCTCCTGCTGAAGTCATGCGAATGTATTATGAATATTCTTCAGAATTCGACGTCAAGAGCATGGCCCCTGGTTTATATCGTGGTATTATGCGTTTTTCTCTCGGCTCTGGCGATCCGTTCACGCTCATCCGGAATGTCGTCCAAATGTTAACGGTTGTCTCTTCGATGTATGTTGATGTTGACAATTGTTTCGTCTTGCAGAAAGGTGACGATCTTCTGACCGATGCTAAGTGTATTCAGCTAGCCCCAACCGCCCATCACCCTTCCGTTGCTCAGGTCGTCTTGAAAATAGAACGTGATGCTCCTGCGTATCATGCCGGACGATTCTTTACTTCTACCGATTTTATTGTTGACCCGGTTCGTGCCGTCTTCAAGCATCTTGCTCGTGTTTATGATCCTCTCGTACCTGCTGAGGAATTGTTTGTCTCTTTTACCTCTCGTTGTCCTCGTCCCTCCCCTGAAATCTATTATACGCTTTTCAATTTCATCCGTCATTTCTATCTCTCTTTTTCTGATTCGGACATTTGGCTCATTCTCGACTGTTTCTGCTCGCTTTTCTCTCCTGGTTTCTTTTACCGCACTCTTTGCCGTCCTGAACTTTCCCCTGGTGTTGTTGATACTTCTGTTGATTGCACGATCAATGTGCTTCGTGTTGTCTGTCCTGATCTGAGCCCTTTAAAACTACGTTCCTATGCTGGCGCTCCTGTTTCTGATCTCGTCTCTTTATTGTCTGCTCGTTCCATTCCATTCCACATTCTTGATGACGACTCTTTTATTGATCCAAGTTTGCGCGGTGTTCTCATTCGACCGTCTCATGTTTCTTATGTGCCTTTCACCCCCTCTTACGATGACCTTAAGAAAGCCAATTTGAACAGTCAATGGCTTCTGGACCCAACCCCATCGTCAATCCCGCCAGCGGCCCAATCGTTCCTGCCGGAGGTCCAATCGTTCCCTTGTCCTTCGCCACTGGGCCTGGGATCGGGCCTGGACCGCGCCCCGTCAATCGTGAATGGAATTGCCAGGGACTCAGTGGCCGATCTTTTCTCATCACAATGCCCCTCCCAGACGTGCGAACTACTGCCGCAGCCCGGACTCGTGTCCTCGATTTCGAAAACGTTCCGATCTTCAATTTCCTCCGCGGTTGGTTTGCCGTTGCCACCGTCAGTGAAGTCTGGGTCAGCATTGTCATCGACCGCTCCACCAGCGCATCCATCTTCTTGGGGATTGCACCGCACCAGAACATTGTCCCACTCACCCTCAACCAGTGGTTCTGCACCCCCTGGAAGAGACAAGCCATCGCCAATGACGTCACGCAAACACTCTTCATTGATGAAGTCCTCCCGACCTCCGGATGCGAAGAAAACTTCAACGTCACGTCAATCGGTTTCGGCAAGCCGCGCTTCATCTACGGCGGCGCGGGTTACACCGCCGGCGGGGACAGACGCCTCGCGTACGGCGGCATTGAGTTCTATGCGAACTTCGCTGGCCTCGGCCCAGGTGCTGGAGCCTTTGGTCGCACCATTGCGCTCGATGGCGTCCCACTCCACAATGAGGATGGCGACTCGGATGAAGAAGGTAACGAAGGAGCAGGCGCGTGATTCTAAACGTCATCTCTTCTCTCATTTTCCCCTCCCTCAAATTACTCTTTGACGATGTATGTTGTCAAAGTTAGATCGTCCCCGCGGCTGAAAGGGGCGTCCACTTGCAAAAACATTTTCTCTTATTTCTTTCCTCTTTCTTTTCCTTGATGACCAGCCAAAGGCTGTATCTCTTGATTGTTG